CTCCTATTGAGGTAGCCATGCTTTCTTTCACCCGGACTTGATCGTTACGGTTACCGGCCTGAATAAGTTGCACTCTTTGGCGGCACTGCGTTTGCAGTACCTCGGTGGCATATCCCGGACTGGCCGGTTCCACCAATGAGAGTGATTGAAGGTGGTGTCAGGTCTTAAAGGAAATAGCCCGCGTGTTACCGAAGACCCTCTCGCTGTCCACCACCTTCAATCACTCTCTAACTTCACACAAACTAACCACCACGCAGCGGCCTATGTGCGGGACGGTCTACCGTCCACTGTTGGCCCTCTCACCCCGGGCCTTGGGCTGGCTGTCGTCTGCTCCGAAGAGTGCGAACCGCCAGGTGCTGCATGTTTAAAGAGCTTGTCGCCGCGTCGATCCGGGGCTAGCCGCTTTGTCTGCGGCATGGATAGAAGTTTAGCCACAACGAAACCACAAGTCAAGCGATGGCTAAACTTTATTTGCACGATGTTGCAAATCCGATGAGTGGTAGCCACGCACAGACGAAAAAAAGCCCGCTCAAGGCGGGCCGCTGGTTATGTGTGTTTTGTCAGGAGACTTTAGAGACTCCGCCGCTGTATCTCAGCGTGCATGTGAAGCCGTTTGCTGTGGCTACGGACTGGATCAGTAGCTCTGCGTTGAACGTCCCGTTGCCTGGTGCTGTGACTCCTGCAGGCATGAGGTAGGTGATCGTTCCGGTGACTTTCGCACCGTTTGAGTTGTTCTCGTATGTGGCGACTAGTCCACCATCGTCTCTAGCTCCTCCTCTAAGTGTCAGGGTGTTGATCTGTACAACAACAGACGCTCCCTCTACCTTGACGATGTGTTGCGATCCGTTATAGACGCCTCCAATGAAGCAATTGTCTTGTGTCTTCACGAAGCTGGCGTTGTATGTGCCCGCCAAGTATGAAGGTGCTGGATCGTCGCCACCACCTCCACAAGCAGACAGGGCCGCAGCAGTTGCCAAGATTGCAAGTGTCTTTATCAATTCTTCCTCCTGATGTGCTGGTGTAAAGCGGGCACCCGCAACCCTCCTAGAACTCTTCACCCTTCCACGTCTTAACTACCCGCCCGAAGACCTCAAAGTCCATTCCGTCAACGATATCGAACGAATCATAGAGCGCGTTGTAACTTTTTGCACGAAGGATAAGGCCGTCCGCAGTCGGGATGCGCTGAAGCTGCTTCACAAACCCCTCTTGGCCTACTCTGAAAAAGTAGATGCTATCCACATCGACGTTGGTGACTCCACGGTCGACCAGAAGAGGATCACCAGGGTTAAACAGCGGCTGCATTGAAGGACCGAAGCCAGTGACGATGCATAGGTTTTTTGCGGATGTAACGCGGTGGACGTTCTGTTGTATCCATGAGTCGGAAACCGTCCAAGACTGAATAACCCCAGGTTGGTCGCGCAGTACCACCCCATGCCCCATTGACCCACCTGTGTCGAACTGAAGAATTTTGAACCCCCGATTCTCGTCGTCTTGATGCGACTTGATGACTGAAGTCCCGGTAGTTTCACCGGTTCGCTTTTCCTTTGGTGTCGGCCATGTGTTGCTGAACCACCCTTTATCTAGGCCGAGCTTTTCCTCCCACAGGTTCGCTGCATCCTCGCCAAACGGCTCATGCCTTCCAGCCGCCTGCGACAGGCGTGACTTGCTGATCCACTGGTTCGCAGACAAGAAGGCGGCTCGACTCCCGTAGTCGGCAGCTATGAGGTGGGCCAGTCTGGCCTTTCTGTGCGCGTCTCTCATGTTTTTCTCAAGAATATGCGAACAAGGTTTAGCGAGAGCTTGACGTAAGGTTTCGTCATGGCTAAACTCCTGAGCCATGAACCTTAAAACTTGGCTTGATGCTGAACGTGGCCGATCAGCATCCCTCGCGGCCCACCTCGATGTATCGCCTGGCCGCATCACACAAATGGCGTCAGACGGCGTTCCCATGAAGTTCCTGATAACAGTCCGGGACTTCACTGCTGGCGCTGTAACTCTTGAAGAAATGGCAGAGCAGCGGTCAATCCCTGCAAAGCCAGAGGAATGACCATGACCAGCAATAAATTTTTGTTTCGTGTTCATGGCCTGAATGGTCACTTTTTTTTCGGGTAATCCGAAGTCAACCAGCGTCAACCATTGACAACCATTGGCAAGGAGAACGATATGCAGAGAGAACTTCCGGTCATGAGCGTGATGCGCAAGCCTGTTGCCATCGCTGACGAACTTATCCGAGCTTGCCGCAATGAGCTTGACGCTCTGAACCTGTGCATGAACCTATCAGGCTTGTCAGACGAATCGATCCGCGATCACCTAGTCATTGACAAAGGACATTTCTCACGCATTCGCAAGGGTCGTGGGAACTTCCCTCCTAACAAGCGCATTGCGTTGATGGAGCTTTGCGGAAACCGCGCACCGGCTCAGTACGAGGCAATGCGACTTAACTGCGAACTGACTGACCTGAGCAAGGAAGCCCAGATTCGCGTCCTTGAAGAACAACTCAACTCACTTCGGAGGGCTGCATGAACACAGCAATTGACTGCGCACCACGCGCACGCAGAACAGACCCGCAAACAAGCCACAACGCCGCAAAGCGTGCCGATCGGTTTGCATCCACACACAAGGGCCGAATCATCGAAGCACTGCGCCATGGGGCAGCTACGGCACACCGGCTGTCTCAACTTACCGGGTTGACCGTGGTTCAGATTGACCGCCGGTTGCCTGAATGCGAGGTGGAAGGCTTGGCTCGGCCTGTAGTGGTTTGTGGAGTTCCGCTTGTCCTGTCTGGATTTCGCGTTTGGGAGCTTGCATAAATGGCTGGTGATTGGATCAAGATGCAGAAGGACACACCGGACAAGCCGGAAGTTCTCGCAATCTCGTCGAGGCTTGGAATAGACCCGGATGCAGTGGTAGGAAAGTTGGTCAGGGTGTGGTCATGGTTTGACACTCACACCACTGACGGCAACGCATCTTGCGTCACATATTCGTTTCTTGATCGTTTGGCTGGCGTCACAGGATTCGCTGAACAAATGGCGCTTGTTGGCTGGCTTCTTCAAAACGGCCACCTTCTTTCGCTTCCAAACTTCGATTACCACACTGGAGAGACTGCAAAGAAGCGGGCAATGGGTCAAAAGCGGCAGGAAAAGTACCGTAATGCTCCGCAAAGTAACGCATCTTGCGTCACAACTGCGTCACCAGAGAAGAGAAGAGAAGAGAACTCTCCTTCACTACGTTCAGGAGAGAGCGCGGAAACCGCGCCACCCTCGATTCCTGAAAAGCCAAAGACCAAAACCCTGAAGACCTACCTTGCCGACTGCAAGGCAGCAGGTGCCAAGCCAATCCCGGATGACCACCACGTCAGAACCTGGGCGGCAGATGCCGGGATAACCGCCGACATGCTGCAGATCGCTTGGGTGCAATTCCGCGAGCGCTACACCGAGGCCGAAAAAGGCAAGGGCAAGCGCTACAAGGACTGGCCCGGACATTTCGCGAACGCTGTCAAAGCGAATTGGTTCAAGCTGTGGTTTTCTGGCGACAAAGGGATGCAATGGACCTCTGTCGGCATGACACACAAAAACGTGCTGGATTCGCGTCTGGCTCAACGGGAGACAGAACATGCGTGATGACGAAACCGCAATCTTGCCGTGGTCGTTTGAAGCCGAGGCATCGGTTATCAGTTCGCTGCTTACTTCGCCGGATACGTTCGACGTGGTTGGCGCGATCCTGAAGCCGGAAATGTTCCACGATGTGAACCACCGGGCGATGTACACCGCAATTGCCGGGATGGTGATGGCCTGCAAGCCCGTTGACGTGGTGACGGTTTTTGAATCGATGCAACAGGCCGGAAGTCTGGAAAACGTCAGCCTTCAGGACTTGAATGACGTTTGGCAGTATCTGCCCAGCCGTGGAAATCCTCTCCAGTACGCTCAGATCGTCGCAGAACGCGCTTTGATACGTGGGTTAATGGGTGCGTCAGACCAAGCCCGAGAAATCGCTGTAAAGCCCGGTTTGTCGGCATCGGAAAGACTGGACCAGTGCCAGCAGGCATTCCAGCAACTGACGGCGCAACGTGTGATGCGCGAGCCAAAGGTGGTTAGCGAGTTCGTAATCAGCCTGATCGACCGCCTTCAGGGGTTGGCAGATGGCACCGAGCAATCTGGCGTCAGGACGCGCATTCCGACGCTGGACATGATGCTTGGTGGTGGATTCAAGCCCGGAAAACAGGTTGTCCTGGCGGCTCGGCCATCGGTTGGTAAGTCGGCCCTTGCGATGGAGTTCGCTTACGCCTTCGCGGCTCAAGGTGTACCGGCTGCGTTTCTTTCGCAGGAAATGGAGTCATCCGAACTGGTTGACCGCCTGACCGCACGAATCGGAAGCATTGAACTCGGCAACCTGACAACCGGGAAGTTGACAGACAGCGAGTGGGCCAGCGTTACGGATGTGGTTGACCAGATCGCAGGCCTTCCGCTTTACATCGATGACCAGCCGGGTTTGAGCCTTGGCGACATTCAAGCCAAAGCCCGCAAACTGGTGCGCGAGCACGGAATCAAGTTGTTGGTTGTTGACTACCTGCAACTGTGTTCACCAAGCGACGGTAAGGCCAGCCGCCATCACCAGATCGAAGAAATCAGCCGGGGCCTGAAGGTGCTTTCAAAACAATTGGGAATCACGACTGTTGTTCTGTCGCAGCTTAACCGTGACGTTGAAAAGCGAGTCAGTGGAAAACCTACATTGGCCGACCTGAAGGAATCTGGAGCAATTGAGGAAGACGCCGATACAGTGATTCTGTTGAGCGCTGATGGTCAACGGGAAAACGGTGACGTGATCGTTAACGCTGAAGTAGCAAAGAACCGAGGCGGGAAAAAGGGATTCGTGAAACTTGCCTTTGCTGGACGGTTTCAGAAGTTTGTCGAGACTATTGCTGATTCGCGTGAGTTCAGCACAGCAAAACCGCGCAACAAATACACCGAGGATGTTTGACATGGAAAACCTTTACGCACTCCTTTGGAGCAAATCGCAGAACTGCCTTCACATCGAGCCTGTGGATAACTGGTTGAGCAAAAACCGTCAGGCATATCAG